TAGAGCTCGTTTGATTCCACCAGCCAAACTGCTTCAGGCTGTGGCGTCTCACTGTACGTGGTTGTGACAGTTACCGATTCACCGTTTACCGCCTGAATGGTGCGGCTCTGCGAAGCTCCTGATGGAAGGTTCAGAATAAGGCGATCACCTGCAGTCGCATCAGGAACACGATCAAGCCTGATAACTCGACCGTTAACTTCGCTAATGCGGCCCCCCATTACCTTTCCGGACAGCAGTTCGTCAGCCACGGCGATGATGTAGCCTGGTTGTGGTATGTTTCCGTCCAGGCCTACATCAAACGAAACAACGCGATCCTTGTTGTTGGTGAGGATGCCCCAGCGCCCCTTTCGGTTTGCCTCTGACTGCCTGGTGCAGCCGATGGCGGTCATTTCCAGTTGGTTAAAACCGTACCTCGCGACCAGCGCCTGCTCAAATACCGGCTCCATAGCGTCGGCATAGGCATTATCGGGATCGGACCATGATACCAGCGCAGTAGTGTATCGGCTTTTCGTGGTGCTACTCGAATAGGTGAAGCGACCGTCAATAACGTTTGCACGCGTGTAGCTGTAATCAACATCACGCGGCATGTCAGCCAGAGCAACAATTTGATTGCCGCCCCAGTAGGTCATGCCCCTGAAGATAGCAGCAAAATCACGCAGGACTGTGTAGGCGTCGTTCCGGTCCTGAATGTACACGTTGCAGGTGTACCGTGGTTCGGTACCGCTGCCACCCTTTCCATCAGGAACTCTCTGATCACAATACTGAGCCACCTGATACAGCGTCCATTTATCGATATTTGCCGCGCTTAGCCGGTGACCAAGACCGAAGCGGTCGGAAACCACCAGGTCGTAAAAAATCCACGCCGGGTTATCGGTCCATGCCCATTTAAAGGCGCCGGTCCATGTGCCGAAATATGTTCTGGTTTCAGGATCGTAGTTATCAGGAACGCGAATAACGCGCCCGCGCGGCTCGCATGAAATCTGCGGGATAGAGCCGTTGAACTGGCTTGAATCAAACTCAATATAAAGCAATGCTGTGTTCGGGTAGCGCAGTTTGGCGTCGATCACCTCCGTGAAGCTCTGCAGCGTCATCGTGTCGCCGATCTTCGCACTATTGGCATCGGCTGTAATCTTACGCAGTCTGATTGTCCAGGTGCTGCCAGCCTGCGGTAAATCAATTCGGTGGCTGCGCTCGTAACCTGATGTCGTTTTCCCGGTCACGCTGGTATTGAGTACCGTCTGCCAGGCGCCGCCGTCCGTCTGCAGGTCGATAGCATAGTTGATTGAGTAGCCGACCAGATCACCGTCGTTTTCCTGTTTAAACAGTGACGGCCATTTCAGACGCAAGCGAACCGCTGAAAGCTGCGTATTGGTGAATGTGCGCGTCCAGGCTGTAGTGCTGGAAACTTCGGTACCAACGCTGATTTCGTTTTCGGTACCAGGAATGCCCTGGATGTAATTTTGCGCCTGCGTTCCTGCGCGAAATTCCCAGGTCACACCGCTGAAGTTTTGGGAGCCGTCGGGGTTCTGTAGCGCCGTGCCGTCCAGGTAGATATCTTTGCCTGTTAGCTGCCCTGCAAACTCCCCTTCTCCAAGCGCAACGAGGATTTTTGCCTTCGCTACAGATTGCAGATCATCAGGCTGTTCGGTAGGGGTTCGGGAACTTGAGCTGCCGCCCTTGCGGCCCTTTAACACTTTTTCTGTAGCCATATTGCGCCCATAAAAAAAGCCACCCGAAGGTGGCCACACAAAAGGTTAGTTATCTACTGCTGATCTTCGACATAAATTCCGGCAGAAATAATCGCTCCGCCTATCCGCCGACGGCCATAAAGCAGCGGTACCGGGTAGCCCTGAGCAGCGGTGTTTGTCACTCCACCGAATGCGTATGATGCGCGGTTATCTGCGCTTTGTTTACTGGCTAATCCGGTTGGCTGAGGTGATAGCATTTGGACGATACCACCAGCCATCATACCAATACCTGCGCCGATCAATGGTGCTCCACCATATGCAGAGGTAACCACACCCACTACCACTAATACCGCTCCGAGAATTGTTTGCAGTAATCCCGCTTTTTTACTTCCTATTACTACAGGGACAATCCGGATCACTTCACCGGAAACTGGAAATCCTAAATCATCCAGACCTATATTTTTCTTACCCTTAAAAACAGCATATGTTAATCCTCTACGCTGGCTGGAGATCATGAACTTCTCAAAACCGTCCAGTGTTGCCGCTAAACTGCGAGTAGCCTCACTGGTCTTACTAATAAGCCGGTAGTGCATTTTCCCAAATGTTTTACCCAGAATGCCACCGAGTTCAATTTGAGTCATATTTTCTTTCATATGAACCTCGAAAATTGACTAATTAAAGCAACATAAATTAGTCACAGACTGTTTCCCCTCCATATATACCGAAAGTGCTATGACAAGCGTTACCGCTGGAATCTATCGTGTGGGCCTCTATGCTGCCATCAGGGTTTACTGTGCTATATGAATCAATTCCATGCTTTTTGGCATAAGCTTTATGCGCTTCGTACTGATTTCTTTTAGACTCTTCAAGCTTACGATATGCATCAGTAAGTTTTTTGTCATAGAGCGCTTTAGCTTCAGAGTTTCCCGCGTTTGCGGCAGCTTTCAGCTCACACTGAAAAGGAATGTAATCGAACAAATATACGTCGGAGGGGTTGTTTCTTAAAAGTACCAAATTACTTTCATGAAGTGCTTTCACATAATATGATTTTTTGCCGCAAAGAAAATCAGCCCTATCTTGCGCAGTATTAAAATTTTTAGTGCTGAATATTTTAACCAGTCCACTTTCATGATCGATTTCATCTGCTGGTCGCGCTCTTTCAGTGCAGCCAAACAAAAATGTGACAAACGCTAAAATTAAAACATTCCTCATCCCATCATCCCCTTGTTTAAATTAACAAGAGGTTAGCACAGAGATTTGTAACGTAAAATCTTCATCGTCCTTTCCTGCCAGTAGCCACCATACGGCACACGCTGGCTCAGGTGTCCGTAAAGATGGTGCAGCAGCATATTGCCCTCCAGCAGAATTCCCGCATGGTTCCACTTATCGGCCTGGACCTGCATGATCACCATATCGCCGGGTTTCGGTGGCCCGTCGAATTCACGGAATCCGCACTCATACCAGCAATCCTGATAGAAGTTGTCCGGATAGTCGTTTTCCCACCAGGGATAATCAACCCGGTAGTCGTGCAACTCAACCCCATGTGTTTGCCGGAAATAGCTCATTACCAGCCCCCAGCAGTCGAAGTGTCCAAGCACAAACGGACGCTCCAGAAGCGGCAGTTCTCCGCGCGGCTGGATGGTGCGTAAATCCCCCTCAGGCCAGCTCACGATATGCCATGGTAAAAGCGTTGCATCGCATTGCGCTTTATCCAGTTCGCTTGGTTGCGTCGTGGCATCAGGGTGACTGTGAGCGATGGCGATCACAGTTCCCCAGTCTTCAGCTGCTGCGTAATCTTCCGGACAAAGGACAAAATTGTCCTCTGGCGCCTCTGCAAGATTACGGCACGGAAAATAACGTTCAACGCGGCTTTTCTGCGCCACGACGCCACAGCACTCACGAGGATATTCAGCTGCAGCATGCGCCATAATCGCATCGATGGTTTTCTGACGCATATCAACTCCTGATCAAAGACGTGCCCGGGAAGCCACCAAAGGAGAGTTCGTTATTTTCACCGAATCGGAGTTTGCAAGCCGTTATCGTGCCGTTGCATTCATCCAGCGACGGATCGCTTACCGGGTTGTTGTTTTTGTCGAAATATCGGGTTCCGGCATAGTCGCAGCCGTCGCCGGTGCGATACTTGTTCCGGATGCACCAGGTGCACAGAGAATGAAGCTGCCGCGTAGGGATCATTTGCCCCTGCAGGTCCATCGGGCTGGATAGCGTGAACTCAACAACTTCGTTGGTTTCACTGCTCTTTGCATCGATGTAGAAAACCTTCAGCTTTTCCTGAGTCGGATCTGCTGTGGGATTACCGTCGGCAAAGTTATTCGCGTCAAGATATTTGCCCAGCGTGTCATGAATAGTTACTTTCGCCTGCAGCAAATCGTCATAGGCCAGACAAAGCGCTGTAATGGAGCTGTCAAGGTTAGCCACCGATAATTTTGGCTGCGCACTGCTTCCACTGGTAGACGCCTCGATCCCCTCTATCTGGCAGGGCCAGGGTTTATACTCATTACCCTGCCACCAGATAGATTTTGCAGGCAGTTTATTTTCATCACCGCCAGCAGCGAGGATTTCAGCCTCAGTATGCGCGAGACTGTAGCTGTGAAAGCGCATGACTTCACCGGTGCCAAATGCCGTGCCATCTACTTCGAAAAGCCTGACCACATCACCAGGTTCGAGTTTCTGAAAATCAGCGTTAAGACTCATGGTCGGAATGCCTGTATAAATGTTGCTTCAAGGTTGAATTTCCCAGCGCCGAGCCCTGTGGGTTTATACGTTTCGCAACGATAAAGCCCTATGGGTTCCAGTGGCGGTTTCCACTGAAACGCTTTAGTTCCGCCGTGCCTGTCAAGAAAAGTCTTTATGGCTTCGATATAGGATTCATTCCCTGTGAAATTAAGCGTCCACTCCTGACTTCTGGCGTTTAATCCATCACCAGACACCTGCTCATATCCATCGCCAAACTTCGCTTTCCTCGTCCGGAATGTCGTATCAGCCTCAGCGTTAATTCTTGGGCACCATGCAAAAGTTTCAATCGCCATTAACGCCCCCCTTTCGTCATGTTCCAGATAGCCCCACCTGGAGATAAATCTCTCATTATCAGCTCCCTGTAACGCTTATCTGTAAAAGCACCAACTTCTCGCGCAAATTGTTCGTAGCCAGTCGTCGCCTGTGTTTGAGTGTTTCCGTTACCATCGATGGTGATATAAACCTGTGGTGCCGACGATACGGACTGACCTCCACCACCTCCGACAGCACGAACACCGAGAGAACCATCCGGCGCGCGGGTCAGTGGCATGATTGCCTCCGGGCCAGCCTCGCCCATGATTCCGGCCCCGCCTTTTGCGAAAGCGAACATGGTGGGATTTCTGACGATCCCATTACTGAAAGCACTCAGGGATGGAGAGTCATAAACGCCTCCTTTGGCGTTAAACTGGAAGTTCGATCCGTAACTGGAAATTGCCGTACCGGTGCTGGCTGATGCTCCCGCCCCGCCCCCGAAGAAGCTGCCTACACTGCCGATGAGAGAGCCAAAGATGCCAGAACCGGAAGAGGCACCACCCATCGCGCTAACCACCGCCATCTGCAGAGCCACTTTTTCGATAATCTGCAGGACGGAAATACCCCACGATTTCCAGCTAACTTTATTGCCTTCCAGCATCGACGTAACGTTACTGAATGCGCTATCCAACGTGGTTTTCACCCCGTCAGAGACCGTGCCGGATACGTTACTGATTTCATCAAACCAGTTGGCATAGCCGCGCGATACTCCGGACATCCAGTCAGCTTCAGCTGCCGCTATAGCCTTGTATTTCTTATCCAGAGCATCAATGGCAGCTGCGCGCTGTGCGATGGCCTCTGTGCCGCCGTCAGTTTTAGCAAAAACACGGTTGATCTGTTGCGTCTCATCGAACCGGCTGCGCTGGCGATCACTCATGCCTGCGGTTTCGGTTGTCAGCGTCGCCTCATCCCTGAATTTTCTGGCCGCTTCAGTTAAATCCTTCAGGGCATCGGCTTGTTCGCGCTGCTTGCGCACGTTCTCGTCGGCTTTTTGCGTCCATTTTGCCAACTCTGCTGAAGATGCCTGGATCGCCCTGCGCTGCTCGTCGGTCCATTTAGTGCCTGCCTGGTGCGATGCCGCGTAAAGCTCGGAGGCTTTTTCGCCTTCCGTCGCCCTGACGCGTTGCACGTCGATAGCCACGCTCAGGTCGGCCATTTTCCGGGAATACTGTTCGGCTGTGCTGGCCGCTTCGCGCTCGGCTTTACTCTGTGCTTTCGAGGCGGCGGTAGAGGTTTTTTTTGCCTCCGCAGCCGCAGCATCCTTTTTGGCTGCCTGATCCTTGTTGTAGATGTACTGGGTGTAAAGCGCCCCCGTCAGCTGCAGGTCTTCTGCTTCATAGACGTGCTGCTGATGGAGTTTTTCTAATCCGCTGAGGCTGGCCAGCTCGTTATCGCGGCGTGAGCGCTCCAGTGCGGTTTGCTGTTGAGGCGTTGCGTTCGCCAGAGAGACAACTGGCCCGGCATACTGCGGCGGCTTCGCGCCAGCGGTAGCTGACATTGAGCGGTTAAGCAGGTCATACGCACCTTTCAGGATTGAAACGGCACCAGCCTGTTCGATAGCCTTTTGCGTGGCCAGATCACTGGCATTGTTGACCAGCTTCTGCGTTTGCTCGACTTTTGAGGCTGCCTGTTCGCGCTGGTACTCCAGTTGGTTCAGCTTGTCGGTCAGCTCAATGTTTTTGGCCGTGATGTCGGCCTGGTCCATGAAAGTGTTGATCAGGGTCAGCGTCGGATGGCGGTTGTAGTCCTGCTGGATTTGGTCAACCGCCTTAAGACTGTCTTTCACCTTCGCGATCTGAGAGTCGAGGTCGGCCAGGTCCTGTTTTTGCGCCTGTAAAGATGTACGGGCATCAGCCGCGGTCGAACGCAGGCCAAGCACCGACATCTGCTGGAGCTTGGTGTTGATCTCGTCAAGGTTGTTGGCAAAACCTACCGCCTCTCGGTGCACCTGCTGGGTATGCTGATAAAGGCCATACATTGCAGCGCCGGCACCGATAATCACTCCAGGCCAGCCACCGAGAATACCCAGCACCCCACTACCCAGGCGGGACATCACCGAGGCTGTATTGGTGAGGTTATTAACGGCCGAAGCTCTGCCAGCAAGCGCCGTATTCAGTGATGCCTGAGCAGCAGCAAGATTACGCTCAGCGACAATCTGAGCCTCAATACTCGTCGCCGCTGCACGCGCCTGTTGAGCGCGGTAAACAGCCTGGCGACCAGCAGCAACGCTAACCTGAGCTCCACGGACCTGAGCCTGCGCCAGCGCGACCTCGGCGGCCGTATTAGAGAGGACTGCCCGGGTTGACTGAGCAACGCTGCCGACCATGTTGCCAAAATAACGAGCGAGGCCAACACCAACCAGAATACCGGCTGTATTTGCCACATCATCGATGTTATTCGCCAGACCATCCAGCACGCCGGAAAGCGTTGATGATGCGCCGACCGCATCGTTCGCCCCGCCAACCCATGCAAGGAAGGCGTTTTGCACTTTCTGTGCTGATCCGCTGATGGATGCAGGAAGGGTGTCGAATTCTTTACGCAGGATCTCGACATTGGTCAGCAGCGGGACGATCTTGTTGGTCGTCAGTTCGCCGTTGTTGGCCATATTTCGCAGGCCACCAACAGTGGTACCCAGCCCATCAGCCAGCAGTTTCGCCAGGCGGCCGCCGTTCTCCATGATGGAGTTAAATTCTTCGCCTCGCAAAACGCCTGAGCCAAGTGCCTGGCTAAGTTGGGTGATAACAGAGCTCGCCTCTTCGGTACTGGCCCCCGACAGCTTCAGTGAGGTTGCTACGGTTTCCGTCACTTTTGCGACGTCAGCAGAAGCGTAACCGGCATCACGCAGGGACTGTGCAATTCTGCTGTACAGGTTGCTGTTTGCCTCAAGGGATGTTCCGGTGCGCTGGCTAATCTCCATCAGCACGCGCTGGGATTGCACGTAATCCTCGCTGGAAGAGGACGCAAGGCGAAGACGCCCATTCAACTGGTTCCAAGTGTCGGCAAACTGAATCAGCTGATGCGTGGCAAATGCACCAGCCCACGCACCGGCAAGCCCGGCAGCAGAGGATCGCACGGTTGCAAGCTGAGAATTCAGGTCAGCCAAAGACCGCTGAGTTTCACGCGTGGCTGCTGCAGCTTTTTTCCCGCCCTGTTCCATAGTGCGGTAGTAATCGGTTCCCATGCGGGACGCTCTGGCGATCTCTGACTGGAAAGAAGAAGAGTTCGCCGAAATTTTGATGATTAGCTCGCGCAGCGTTGCCATATTTCACCCATAAAAAAGCCCGCAGCCGCGGGCATCAAAGACTGGACATCCATTCTTCAAGTTCAGAGACTTCTGCGCCTTCTTCCTGCTCACCCCATTTCAGCATCACGTCAGGAATGGTGAATTTCCCGCCCTGAGAGTTCAGCATTGCAACGGAGATCTGCGCCGCCTGTGCATCGGCGCGCCAGTCACCAATCGGACTGATGCGGTCGAACTCGATCCACATTTTGAGCTCGCTGGCGGTCATGGTCTGGCGCAGTTCGTGGAGAGTACGCCCCAACCGGAGCGCCAGCGACATCAGGAAGAAGGTCAGCGGCTGCTTTACGGCTTTCCCGCTTCTTCCTGGCTCATTCCGAGGTTGAGGGCCTGAGCCAGCAGGCGGGAGTGCACAGGACCATAAATTTTAGATACCTGCTCCTGATCCTCATCGCTGAATACTCGCTCGCCGTTTTCATCCAGCAGAACGTCAATAAACAGAACCACATCAGCCTCTTTGTTACGCAGAAACTTTTCCGCCTCCGTCAGCGTCGGTGCCTCTTCGCCTTCGGCGAGCTGGGGATTAACGATCTCGCGGAATTTCACCCAGGCATCGCCAGAGGGTTCACGCAGCGTTACCTTTGCGCCATCCCATTCAGGGACCGTGATACCTTCTTTGGTGCGATAGGCTTTCGATGCTGTAAGCGCCACGTTGCGTAATGAATTCTGTGATGTTTTTTGCGGCATTTCATTTTTCTCTTGTTACATGATCGAAGGGATAAAAAAAGCGGCCGAAGCCGCTCAGGAACCAGACGCGTAGATGCGTTTCGGTTTGCCGCGTACACGCAGAGAATAGGTAGCGCCAACAACGGAAGATGTTGCAGCAGACCATGAGCTCTGGCGTACCTCCACCAGCACGTAGAAACCATTGCCAGACGGGAATACCACACGCAGCGCACGCAGTTCGTCATTTTCGTAAGCGGTCTGCAGTGCCTCCTGTGCTGCTTCATCACCAACCCAGTTACGGGTAATGCTCATTTCAGCAGGCGCGGCGAGGCCGTTGGTTTGCTCCTGTTCAGTTGAGCAAAGCGTGGTGACGTCGATATCCCCTTTCTGCCCGCCCGTGAAGGTGATCTCCTTTGTTGCACAGGCCGCTTCCAGCCAGGTAACGCCAGCGCCCGGAAAACCCGAGGCGTTAAAATCCTCAGCGGTTACTGGGGCGTCGGAGACGGCAAAGGTCATCCCCTTTGTGACTTCATACTTACTGGTCATGGTTTCTCCAGATAAAAAAAGACCGCCGGGGCGGTCTGTTATGGTTGGTAAGGTTAAACGGTTACCTGAAATTCGAGCGTTGCCCGGTGAAAGCGCAGATCAGGCTCATAGCCCGGCATTTTCACAATGCTTTCCGGCTTCAGTACCTGCAGAGCATCAAGCGCCATATTCCTGATCGTGCGCGCTTCAGCGATGGTGTTGGAATAGACATCAACCTGCACAGAAACGGCAGATTCAGCCTGACCGCAAAGAACGTCTGCGGCCACGTCGGTAATAATTGAGAAAATTACCCAGGGCGGCGAGACTGAAGGCTTCCCGTCACTGCCGAGCGGCGCAACGTAGGGATAAACCTGCCCTCCGGCCAGCGACTTCAGCAGAGGATAGAGATCGTCTTCCGTCATTTGCTTAATGCCTCGTCAATGGCCTGGTTCATGCGCCTGATCGCTACCTCCGTCGCCTGCTCCTGGCGTACATCGAACGCGGGACGAATGAAAGGGTGCGGCGGCATGTTAACGGTACCCATTTCTAAGAATCGCCAGTAAAACGCATTACGCGGGTCGCTGGCTTTCATGGTGTTGTCGCTATTACCGGTTCGCATGTTGCGGCCACGGATGTGAATACCGGAAGATATTTCCCCGCGGCGGCGGCTTTTTTGGGTCACCACCACCACGTTTTTTTTCAGTTTCCCGGTACGCACCGGAGCGCGGGCGATCACTTCGTCCTTAAGCACTTCGGCGCCGGCGCGCGTGGCATCACGCAGAACCTTGTTGTTTTCAGCGCGGCTAAGCGCCTCCAGATCCTTTGCGATGTCATTCAGCCCGGAAAAATCGAGGCCCGTCTCAATCATTTTTCAGCTCCCGTTTTGCAAAGAATTTCCAGGCGAGTGGCGGTCGCATTTGCTACAGGAGGACCGATGATATTTAGCACCTGACCTTTATACGGGCCGCTGAGCACTTCCAGACGAGAAGAGGCGTTCAGCTCTGACCTGAAGCGCATCCAGACGCGAATGGTTGCCTGCGCCGTTTCCGCGCCGCCTGAAAGCTGCTCTCTTCCGCTGATCCCCTTTACCTCAGCCTGGACCGGGTTGCCACTAGTCCACGATTCAACCGGCTGACCAGATGGATCGCGCGAAGTCGTGAAGGTGAGAATTTTTACCCGGTGCCTGAATCGTCCAGGTTCCATCAGGAGCCCTCCTCAGGTTCAGATTTACCGCGCCAGTTGCGATGGATGAACATCATCCGTTCTGCGGCGGCGTTCTCATAAAGCTGTACTTCACTCTGCGCGGTCCTGTGCTCGAACATGTCCGCAAACACCAGCAGTACGGCGCCCTTCACTGCTGCAGGAATGTCAGTTGCCGCTTTCCATGCCGGTTCATCACACCACCGGTAGCAGTAGTCAAAGGCTGCCTGTGCGTACAGCGTGATCAGCTCGTCCCTGTCATCCTCCTCAAACTCAATCTGCTGTTTGAAAAGGGGGAGGCTAATTACATCCAAAACATCTATCGCCATACGTTAAAAGGGCGGGTTACCCCGCCCTCCTCCATCATGAGCCAGAAGAGAAAGTGCCCTTGATGATTGCCGTCGGGCGATAGTGCGCCAGCGCAAGGCGTTCTTCACACAGGATGGTCAGCATGTTTTTCACGAAGTTGTCGCGATCTTCGCGGCTGACTTCTACGGTGGCATCCATGCGATCCCAGACCTGAGATGCCATGTCGAAACCGCCCACAGTGAAGGTACCCGCTGCCTGTGCCTTGGTCGGTACCACCGGCAGGCCCCACATGATGTTGCTGGTAAACGCCTGAGGACCACCGAAGATATAGCGGCCTTCGTTGTCTTTCAGCAGCGCAATGTTGTGCCAGTCGCGCGGGTTCAGGACGATACCGGAAGCGCTAAACTCAGACTCTGTCACCTGATAAATGGCGTGAGCGATAATGTCGGCGCGGGTGTCGCCGGTTGCATTCAGCGAGGTGTCGTAGGCGGTTGCCACTTTGTTCAGACCTTCCAGGTTATCCCCGGTGCCGTCGCCGTTCAGCAGCTGGCCTTCTTCCTTCAGTGCCAGACCGTACATGAGGCGGTTGTTAACGTAGGACTGCAGCATTGGCGCATCGTCCATCACCTGACGTGATGCCTGCACCCAGTGCGCGATGGTCTTTACGTTCGCGGTCTGTTTGCTGAAGGTGATATCCGACTCTGGCTTAAGCGCCTTCTCTGCCACTACGTCGGCGTTATTGGTAAACACCTCTTCACGCACGTATTCGAGAGCGTTGCTGGAAATTCGGCCCTGAGCCAGCAGGTCACGAATAGTCAGACGGCGCAGGCCCGGCATAATGATGCCAGGGATCTGCATCGGCTGGATCAGAGAGCCAGCAGAATCAGCGTCACTGCCGAGAGACTTGTTAAACGTCTTCGCGTCGAAGGTGCCCTGTTTACCGTCCCATGACTTGATGAGCTCTTCAGCAGCACGTTCAGAGAAGGATTTCTTCTCACCCGGATTTTCAGCACCGGAAGCCAGTTTCTGTTCCAGATCGAAGAGGCGCGTACCGGATTTGGACAGTTCTTCCTGTACTTTTGCCAGGTCGGACTGCAGCTGTTTGGAAACCTGGCCCGTGCTTTCGATTTCAGCTTTCTGCGCATCGAACAGCTGGGTCATTTTCTGCTGGGATTCTTCGATTGCTTTTTGAATGAGAGCGAGTTCAGACATAATTAATTACCTAAATTGGAAGGGAAAGATTTAATGCTCTGAAGCAGAGCGTTGATTTGTGCTTCGTTTCCGTCGCCCTCGGACTCGCTCCGAATCGCTGACTTAAACCGGGCTATTAACCCAACTGCCTGTGATTTGGTGAGCCCGACTGAATCCCTCAGCCAGTTCTCCACATCACGAATCGTTTCAATGCCATCGACACTTTTCATGGCTGCGATGCCAGCCTGTTCATTGGCGGGGAAAGTGCAGACGCTGATTTCGCGCAGAGCCTGGATATTCTTAAAAATGCGGCCTGTTGGAATGATGGTGTAATCGTCTTTCGCAACGGAAAAGCCAACCGACATACCTTCAACCGTACCGTGCTGCATTGCCGCTTTCAGGTCGGCGGCGCCGCTATGCCCTGGGGTAAGTTGACCGCGCACATAAAGGCCTTTTTCGTCTTCGGCCAGGCTGTCCCATTTACCAACCGGCAGCTCCCACGTCTTATGGTTGAAAAACATCGCCACTTTGCGGGTCTGGTTCGCCAGTGCGTTTTTAAACGCCCCGGGCAGAATGATGTCGCCATCGGAATCGGTGTTATTGAAGACAGAGGCGTAGCCTTCAAAAATCCCCTGTTTCCCGTCACCGGTGAATTTGATTTCTGTCTCGTCGAAGGACAGCGTTTTTACGATTTCAGGCATTACGGCCCCCATAAAAATTAAGCCCCGTTATTACGGGGCTCTTTGTTGGTTCCTAAGTCGGTGATCGGCACGTATTGCGACTGGCGCATTGCCACATCGCCACCCGGCAATGGCGGGAGGTTGTCCGTTCGTCGCATCTCGTTGATGGTGCGTAACCCTGCTTCTCCCATTGCCTTCATAAAAGCAGCGCGGGATGCCGAATCGCCCCTCAGCAGGCCGTCGAGGTTGTGCTCAGCATGAATGCGGCCAACATCCTTAGCAGGAATAAGCCACCGCTGAATGCTGTTTTCCCACCGGGAGATATAGGGCTGCAGGGTGTACTGCAGGAAGCCGAGATTCTGCTGCTCGATGCCCGATCCCCAGCTCGTTGATTTCTCGACGTCGCCGACAAGGTGAGGCGGTACGCCAAAGAACCGCGCCAGTTCACTTACCTGAAATTTTCGAGACGCCATCATTTCGGCATCCTGCGGCGTTACGCCAATTGCCGATGTGGAAAAGCCCGCTTCCAGAATCCAGAGGCGTTTTTTAACCGGACCGCCGGCGATCTCTTTGAAGTTCTCTTCGACCTGCGATCGCTGCTGTTCAGTCAGCACTTTCTCGCCGGTTGAGAGGATTTGCGGAGACTTGGCGCCGTTGGCAAAGAAATCTCGCTGCTGGTCCTCCATCGCAACTGCCACACCTGCCGATTTACAGGCAAAAGCAATGGGTGACAGGCCGACCAGCCCGGTGAATCCGAAGCCTTTAAGGTGAAAAATCTCTCTCTGCGAAAAGTCGGCGTATTCGCTGTCGCGTTGATAGCGATAAACCACTTTTTTCCCGACGAGTTTCACATCCATATTGGCAGACTGAAGCGGGAGAAGGCTGATCACGTCACCCGCGCTGTTGCGGTCCACCAGTGCATACGCGTTACCGTAGAAACAGAGCTGCATCGTCATGGCCTCCCTGAATTCCTGGGCGGTCATGTACTGATTCGGTGAGTAGCGCAGCAGTCGCGCCAGCGGATTGCTCAAACCCACTTTTTTGCGGTTGTCATTCTGGTCGGTTTCGAAGACATCAAGCGGTAAGCATGCCGTAAGCGTTGAAATCAGGCTCACGCAGCGCCAAACCGTCGAAATTTGCAGTATCCGTTCATCGTTAATGGATGAATCGCCCAGGTGTCCGTGGGCCGAAACAGGCCCCGTCTGTGAGCCCTGATTTGGGGTGACTAAACGCCCGCCGACAAACCAGGACTGTAGCCTTGCCCACCAGCCGTTATTGGTTCGCAGGTCAATCGTGTATTTAGGTTCTTCCATCACATGCTCAGCGGTCGGAAAATGAAGTCGTCGAAGTCACCACCCTGTTCGGTAACTTCCCCATTAGCAGCACCAACGGACATTGTCATTGCGACCATGCCATCAATACGGCCTGTTGCTTTGGACTTATCGAGCTTGCGGTTGCCAGCAGCATCTTTCACCACCACCGCATTCACAGCACACATCGTTAATACTGGGTGCATGCCATGCCTTACGCGCCCGTTAAGCATCAGAGACTCCAGCGTGTCTACAGCTGGCCCCATATCCTTAAAGCCCTGGCCGAACTCGACCAGCGGGAGGCTCAGCCCAATGGCATCGGCATCCTTCCTGAACTGGTCAATGCGCCAGCGGTCAAAAGCCATCGAGGTAAGGTCGAAATCACCGATAATTTCAGCTATATCCGCAACGACGAATGAGTAATCCACCGAAGCGCCTGGCGTGGTGCGCAGCAGCCCCTCTCTCACCCAAACGTCATAGGGTGCGCGGTCCGTTTTGGTTCGCTCTTCAAGAGTCTTTTGCGGTGTCCAGAAGAAGGGAAAAACATCCCAGACACCATCATCTGCTTCACCAGCTATAACCAGCGCCGTTAAGTCGTTCCTGGCTGACAGATCCAGCCCCGCGTACCACTTCCTCGGGGTGTTAATCGGCATCTCTCCGCAAAGCTCCCACACGCTGCGGGAGATAAACGGCGATACGGTAGACACGCGCTGATTGAGGTTGAGATTTCGGAAGGTGTTTTCGAAGCTTGGCATTCGGCCTGCTTTCTCGGCCTGGCGCGCCATGTCTTTTTCTGACCTGAATGTTCCCAGCGCCGGGTTCGCAGCCAGCCAGGAATCGCGTTTACTGATATCAGCGTCTTTTGGCGCTTCATAAACGTGGCACACGATGTGCGGATCTTTCGATTTGACCGCATCATCAATCCAGATGCTCAGCAGGTCGGCATCGTTTGCTGCCTGGGTACTGATAACAATCAGCAGCGGGTTTTCATGCGCCCCCTGTGCGGTAGTTATTGCATCGATAAAATCATCCTGCGGCCCCCTAACCTGCCCGGTTTCATCGAGAATGGCCAGAATGGGGGAAAGGCCGTGCGTCGTCTTTCCTTCTGCGGATAAAGCCTTGTATTCGACGTTACACGGCAGGCCGATCAGCTTTTTGCCGCTTGGCGTAATGTGCACAATCTCCTGCAGCTTAGGGTTCAGGTTGACCATCTTCACCGCGAGGTTAAAAACGATGGCCGCCTGTTCCCGGCTAAGTGCACCGCTGACAATCTGCGTGTTCTGGACCGCTTCAGGCCCCACCAGGTGAGCCAGCAGGATTCCAGCGATTAAGCCTGTTTTACCGTTTTTTCGGGCGATGCTGAGGATCGCCATATCCGTTCCGGCTGGATTGTCGTAAACCGCCAGGATGAAATCTTTCTGAAAGGGGTCCAACCGCATAGGCTGGCCGATAAGCTTGCCTTCCGGCACGATGCAAAAGCGCTCAATGAACGCTATTACACGCTCACCTCGTGTCATAGTCTTTTATCCGTGCTTGGGAAAGGCGATCAGGTTGTCGTCCTGGTCCTGATGCTCGGTTTTGGTGTTTCGTGCATCACGATCATTCTGATTGCGTTTCTTCTGGTCGCGGCTTTCACCGTTGGTTGCATGGGAATGGATCTGCAGGTCACGGCGCTGAGCCAGGATAGTTCGCTGCAAATCAGGAATTTGTTTGCGGAGGTTTTTAATCAGCGCCTCATTTCTCGCTTCACCGCGCGCGCGTTCTTCTTTTCGCAAATCTCTGCGTAAAACGGTGAGATAGAGCTGGTTATTTGCCAGTTCTGCAGCGGCCAGAAGGTCGGCCGGCGTCCAGCTGTCCAGAGCTTTCGATCTGATATTGTCATGCCAGAATGGTTCGGCTTTTTTTTCCAAACCTGCATGGGACGGAGGATCGATGGTGTCCACTGCTGCATTTTTCATGGCCTGAACCGCTGCCGCCGAACTGTCGGAACGGGTTCGTTTATCTGCCATATGTCAACACCTTAAAACTAAAAAAATCGGGTTAGCGTTAAAATCAAACTTTGGCGGCGGTCATTTGGGGCAAAGGTTTTGAAGATTTGATCCCCCCCCCTGCCATGATGCGATTCATTCTCATTTGATATCGTTGCATTTGAAATGATTTCACATAATTGGTAATCGACTTGCCGCCGCCGCGCTATGCCGAATGTTTGTCTACCTGTTCGAGTTTCTGAGTGCCTTTCCCACGCCCGGAGACAACATGCCCTGAGACGGTCACTGTCGGCACCTCCTGCCCTACAGCGTGCGAGAACTGAATGGATGTCACGTTCTTCATCTCCACGCCATCAATCACCAGGCGAACGAATTTTCCATCGCGGTATTCAATGCTGAGGTCTTTCATTACGTGCTCCAGTGAGATGCAGGATCGAGCGGGTAGCCGTTGGCATCACAGCCTATTACCGCGCCGCTCTTCTCCATTCTCTGTTTCGTTGAGTCATGATGCGCTTTGCACAGTGGCTGCCAGTTCTCTTTACTCCAGAACAGGTGCTGTGCTTTCGATATGGCCAGAGGGTTACCTGACTTAAGCGCATCTTTGAGTTTGTGAGGCTCGATATGGTCAACCACCGTTGCTGGGGTTATGCGCCCCTGCTGCTCGCACATCACACATAGTGGGTGCTGCTGCAGGAAACGCAGACGGGCCTTATCCCATCGGCTGCCATATACGCGGGGCTCTTTGTTCATGCCAGTCTCCATGCTCGGCGGCGTTCCGTCCTCGGTTCGTTGTCAGGGTGACGCTCAACCGTCGGGAGGTCAGCGTGATCCACCAGCGAGTAACACGGATAAATTACCCGGTCACCGAATGCCTCACCAACGGCGTAATCAGCTGCCAACGTTTTATTCCATGCTTTAAGCATGCGCGCCAGCCTGCCCTGAGGAGGGCTATAACATACGCCGTGAATCAGTTTGCTAAGAACAAGGTAATCAGCGTTTACTCTGTCTGATTCCACCAGCATTCCGGCAATCTCTTTCTGATACTGCGGCGGTCGGCCGGTACCGAGATAAAAGCTCAGCATGTCGTCAGGGAAGCGCGCCAGCCAGTACGTTACCTTTTCGGCGAATCCATGTACTGGCAGTGCGTCGTCTTCCAACACTACTACCCGGCATGTTTGCTCTGCTGCCCACTCAAGCGCGCGCCGATGATTCCAGTTAGCGCCGTGATTACCGTAGTCAATCAGTAGATGAGCATCCAGCCTCATAGCGAGGCATAGTGCGTGATCAATCCTTGAGTGGTGACCAACCACAACAAACTTCACTTGTGTTTCCACCATGCGGCCTCCTTACCGATACCATCAGTTTTGAAAACGGTATGTACCAGAGGGCCGGTGACCAGCCTGTCAGCGAATGACTGCGCGACAATACCGAATGCCAGCATGTCACCCACCGCGGCGCCAGCCTGTTCTTTCTTCCAGAAACGATAACTCTCGATCCGGTAGTAAAGACGGATGATGCCGTGAGCGAACGCCATTACATCAGCGCGGCTGCCACCCAGCAGACCAGCGTTAAGCATCACATCGTTGCGGTGCACTTCAATGAATTCCTGGTAGATACGCTCAGGATGATTCTGTTTCGCCCAGGTGTCGGCGTAGGTCTTCGGTTCAGAACCGACGTAAACAGTCCCGGGCTGCATTTCTTCCCACGGCGCGCGAAGCATTTCGACATCGGTCCCATCAGTACACCAGACGAATCGGTATTCAGGATGGTCGCGAAGGTGCTGCCAGATGTGCAGCCAGCGCCGGAAATATACATTCATCTTTACGTCGGGTACGCCCACCATCGAGACTCCGAAAGGAACCGCGCTTAAGGAGTCGGTCAGAGCAACAGCATGACATCCCTTCAATGATGCGGCCCATTTAGCCAGCAGGTCGGGTGAAGGCGTTATCTTCACACCGCGTTGAGGGTCAGGCTGGCTGGTGAGCAACGTCGTGATTACCACGTCGCGCTGCTGCCGGTATTCAACGTAACCGGTAAACCCGGTATCACGCCGTTCGTTGTGGATCTTCACATTACGTTCCACCAGCGCCACCCGATCCGGCTTCGGTACCGAACGCTCAACGGCTTCATGCTCATCGAGAGAGTGAATCAGCTTTTCGGAACCACTCACATCGGCATAAGCCCAGGTAGTCAGTCCAGCGTTATGGATGCGCAGAGCAAGATCGCTATGCTCGTACATGCCGCGACCGTATACCGGATCGAAACCGCCAACTTTCTCGATGGCGCTTCGGTGGTAGTACAGCATCACGCCGCGCTGCCCGGTGTAAGCGATGTGCTTATCATCCCGGTACAGCACATTCATATCGTTAAGCTTATTGCGGCCAGCCAGATCGAGGAACTGGTAAGCCAGGTGCGGTTCTGGTGATTCGATGTAAGGCAGGTGCCAGTTATCGGCAATAGGCCAAGCGTCATCATCCCACAAGAAGAGATGCTCACATCCTGCATCCATCAACGCGCTTAGGCTGGCGTTCTTCGAGGCGACAATGCCGAGCGATGATTCATGGCGATGCAGCTGCACGCCGTTCGGCACCACTGCTGCAGGTTTTGAACCATCATCGATAACCACCACCAGCGCGCCGGCGGGAAGATGCTTCATGTGCTGCTCGAAAGCACGCTTAAGGACTTCTGGTCGATTATGCGTGGTGATCGCTATGCCAATTCTGGAGGAAGCTAGACAAGCTGGCGCATACTGGACGCCATCTATGGTGACCTGCATTTTTACCCCCTATAGGGCATATTTAATATTTATCCGCTATAGCCATTACGATAGGTCGGTCCATGATGATGGCAATAAAAAACCGCCCGGAGGCGGTTAGCTTGAATGCATATTAAGCGGCAGGCGCTATGAATAACTTTCATCGAAATGTTTAGCGCAATACCCTCCAGCACTAGCCACCTGTAGCGGGCCAGGGTTGAGCATTGCTCCCGCTTTCTGTGGAGAACTCAAGCCAGGCTGCGTCTGGGAGTTGGGGTGTATTCTTTCAACAATGATTCGGCCCTTTTCATCTTCCTGGGTGACTAAAATCAAAGCCACAATTTTAGGATGCTCATCATTTTGATAGACCTCATATCTAATACAGACATCGTTCTGGTCATAGAGGAATGTCTTTTCTAACGTTAAACGCGGCGTCTTGCTCATGTTACGTCTCCAGTGGAATGAGAGGTAACTTTAAAAGTAAAAGGATTTTATTCAATCTCATTTATCAGTAAGTATGCACTAGATCAATTACTTTACTCAGTTGCAAACTGTTAAAGGAGGTCGCTAATTAGTCCTCTGAATATTTTGTTTCTGGCAGTTCGCCTGCCACGCTTTGTTATGCGCCAGGATGTCTTTCTTAGTCTGTTTATCCAGCACATCAATATCATGATCGGTCAGGTAGATTGGCTTCACCCAGTCACAGGCGGTATCAACTACCACCGGGGCGCTGCCACGAGTCACGCAGCTCGCGATCAACATCGTCGCCAGGCATATGGTTAACAGTCTGCTGTACATTGCTGGCCTCTTTCGTTGCTTCTACCCGGCGTTCGGCTGCTGCGACCGTTGCCGCTGCGTTATCTTCGGTGCGCTGCTGGTCGGCTTTCACTTCAGCTTTGCTGGTGCCGCGAATATGGCCCAAGCCAAACGCGGCGGCGATAACAGCAAATACAGCGACAACTAGCCCGGTAATCATCTCAAGCGTCATATAACCACCCGCTCCTTCACCCAGCCATATACAAACGTCTCGTTCGCGCTGCGCTGTTCTGCCAGTTCGAGATAACGCTGACCCTGGCTGCAATTCAGGGCCCGGAGCATAACCAGTTCGCCCTCTTTTCCTCGCCGGGAAAGATAGCTTTTTAACGCGCTGATAGTTCGCGGACCGATAAAACCATCTGCAATCAGATCGGGATAAAGCGTGCCCTGAATGTTGAACACGTTCAGCCAGCGCTGGAACCATTTGGTCTGAACTGATGGGCCCATGTTAACGCCGGTATCGCACAATTCGGCGGCGATGGCTGGTGATACCTCAGAAACAAGGTCGAAGCGTGGCCCTGCCCAGTAGTCAGCCGTCAGGATATCCAGCGCCTGCTGGCGGGTAAGGTTACGCATATCACCGCTGTAACCGTGGGCACGTGCTACCGCTTGCGTGATTCCCCAGTTTGTTGGGCCACCTTTATCGTCGGGGTGATTAACGTAACCGCCCTCTTTGCCAAGAATGGCGTCAAAAATTTCGTCTTTTGTCATTAGTGCCTCAGAAGATCAACCAGACGTGCCAGATTTCCCCGGACCTTCATAACAGCTGCGCATATCAGGAGGTTCGACATCACCACCAGCCAACTGGAGTCACGATAGAGGCCGAAGATGAATTGCCATGGGATTACTGCGTAAACCAGGATGGTTATATACGCCAGGATTGAGATAAAAGGACGGTGCCGGGCACCATGGCGCTGGTAGAACATCAGAACGACGACGATCACCGAGCAGATAAACGCGTTAAAGACAGCTGACGGGTCAATTACCATTTCCCCCTCCTCCGCGTAACCGTGAGAAAAAACCGAACAGGGTGTTCAGGTCCTGGTTATTAAGAAAAGTTAGGATTTTTATACACAGTGCAGACAAAATCACTGCACCGAGTGCATCCAGTGGTTTTTCATAACTCGAGGCAGCATTTAGCCATGAACCAACAAACCCGGCGCCAAGCACTCCAACAATGAATGATGTAAGGAAATATGCAGCCAGGCGAGCACGCGTAAGGTTTGCAGCTGTCGCGACGTAAAACACCGCACCACCAAACGCTCCAAACACCACGCCGAAATCTGTATGAGTAAAGACACCATACAGGACTGAACCCAGCAGGCCTCCGCCGAGAACTGCACCAGTGCCGGTTAATGGATCGGACATTACGCCCCCTCTGTAATTGCTATGAATCCTCTCAGTAAGTTTGAGGGGAAATAATAAAAGCCCGCTGTTGATGGCGGGCTAATGAGTTGACTATTTGTAAGGTAGGTGTGAGTAAGACTTATGCTCAGAGGTGAAGCTGTATCGGCTGATTCACTATCGGTCCAGGAGAACCACCGGGCATTCAGTTACTTCCCACAACTCAAAGCGTAGCAGCAGTTTGCAAAACCATAAAAAAAGGCCTGCGTTTTATGGCAGGCTCTCAAGGAATTTGAAACTTGTATTGTTGTTGTCATGGTGCCGGGTGCCTCCCGGTGACTCTACCCCAGTCAGCAAAGCCGCGCGCATACCTGCAGATAGCAGTTGACTGGAACGCCCTTTCGCTTAGAAAGGATTCACCACACAAACAAATTACGCCGAAATCATTCCGCCGGTCAATACTTCATTGCCGTGAGTTCTCTCAGAAGGAGGGGAAACAAAAAAGGCCACCCGAAGGTAGCCCGTAGTAATGATTGTGAAGGCTGGAGTCGAACCAGCTTCCATCGGTGCGCTGCCGATTGGGTTACGCGCGCCTTGTGGCTACTTATCCAGAATATTCACCGCAAAACTATTCCCTAGCTCGCCGCTGAGCTTCATCACAATGGGTATCGCTTTGCCGCGCCAGGGAAGTGTGCCTGGTCTCACCGGGATGTCGTCACATACTCAAAGCGATTTCCGTTGTGTAGAAAATAAATAGCCCCACTAATACAGGCAGGGCTTAATTTATTTTATTCGTGTAGGCGTTAACGACACATTTCAGCTTTAGCTTTCATGTAAGCCTCGTGAGCCAACTCCGCAGTTTGGAAACTACCGAGATCTTTGCGTTTCCCGTTGACGCTAATCGCAGAACGCCACAGGCCACGATCCTTGCACCAGTTTGCTCCAATTAGCCCAGATTTCGCACCTTTTCTGGCCTTATGCCTGTTCTGCTGATTAACAAACTGGGTAACGATACGTAAGTTGTCCCATCGGTTATCTTTGGGATTGCCATTGATATGATCGACACACTTATCAGCTGGCGGCAGCGCACCATCCATGTATAAAAAAGCCAACCGATGAGCGAAGATTAATTTCTTATCGATCATTATCTGGATATAGCCGTACGTATCTGCGTTCCCGGCTATATTGCCTGGCGTAGACCGAGAGTTTGTTCGCTTGATCCAAACAAATAAACCAGTCAAAGGGTCGTACTTCAGAACCTCTTTCAGCCGTTCTTGCGTGATGCTCATGATATGCGTATGCCTTACTTTGAAATGAACCTTTGCCGCACAGGAAACCAGCCCGTCGAGGCTCGCCAGCGCTAACTGACTTCCTCAAAGGCTCATTTCAAATGGATTGGTTCGACGTATTGAATGCGCGGGCGGTGCGCGGGAAATGCGGGTACAAAAAAACCCGCAACGTGGCGGGCTTTTCGAGGTTAATTATCTACAGGCGTTATACTCCATAATCAGAAGCTTACAAGACAACCTTATGCAAAGTCAACACTAACGCGCAAAAAAGTGTCGACATTTGCTCCGATCATATTAATAAGTTGTCGCCTTCTCAAATTCCACTGCTGCGTGACGCTCCCCCTGGCGCAGAGTATCCACCAGCATTTCATAGAAGGGTTTCCAGTTGCGTGACCATGAGGATTGATGGAGGTCCGGGAGACGCTTCAGAATGGCACGGTGTACCGTCGCCGAGGAGATAGCAGAGAAGCCATTACCAGAGCAACGTTCACACGTTTTGAAAACCGGTGCGCCACGTTCTTTGGTCGCTTTGCGATCCAGCACTTCACCTTTACCGCCACATCTGCACCGCGCAAGGATTACCTTTTTCCCTCCGCAGGTTTCGCAAACCCTTTTCACCAGCTCATTTTTAATCTTCGGGGCCACCACTTCGGCACCGTCAGCGTCGAAGATGCCAGGGTATTTAATTACATCTTCATGTCCGGAGATAAATCCGGTACCGCAACAGCTGTGACAGGTCACGCTGGTGGCGGCCGAACGGGAGTAATCAGCAAAGGCAAACTGCGCCAGCATCTGCATGCACCATCCAAAATGCCCACCAGCTGCTTTTCGAACATTCTTTGGTGCGACATCCATCGCGTAACGAGCCAGCGCCTGAACTGCGAGCTGTTCATCTGTTTTGCTGATGCCGGCCTTGCCGAAGAAAGCAGCCAGGCCGAAGCGCGCACGGCTGCTGGTGGTGCCAATCGCCGCCATTACATCTGTTCCTGTAAGGCGGTCCGGAGAAGTTCCCTTCACGTCATCGCTGATATGCATTCCCTGAGGACTAAAATGTTTGAGCGATGCTTCCAGTTTCATAAGGTTTCCCTCGTTGCTTTGATGTTTTTAATAGTCTGCATTGCTGGAATGCCTTTCTTTTGAGTAACGTCTGGTCTGAGCTTTCTGCTGTGGCGCCGAACGCTGCTTTGCTAACTCCTGGTCAATTGGCAGGAAGTGCCCGTTATAGAATCGACGGTAGATCGTACCCAATTCACCGTTGCGCTGTTTGGTCACGTTAATTTCCGCGATCCCCTTCGCTGGCGACTCAGGGTTATAAACTTCATCTCGGTATAGCATCATGATCAGATCAGCATCAGCCTCAATCTCACCAGAGTTTTTGAGGTCTGAGTTCATCGGTCGTTTGTTGGGTCTCGACTCAACGCCACGAGAAAGCTGGCTCAGGGCAAGGACCGGAGTTTTATTGGATTTAGCCAGACGCTTGAGTCCTTTTGACACCTCACCGACGGCAAGGTCATATCGTGCAGTGCTTTCAATTTTGATGAGTGCCAGGTAATCCACAACCACCAGCGCTATTTCCGGATGCGCCAGTTGGAGGCGGGTAGCTATCTGTTGAATTTGATCTACTGTCAGATCGGTGGAATCAACCATCCAGATACTACGGCCTGTCAGGCGCTCTACACCGTTTGTAAGTCTGGCCCAGTCCTCATCTTCAAAATCAGCAGCCTTTTTCAGGCGCGAAACTGACATGCCGCCGGCAGCAGATACCATTCGCTCTCCGATCTGGATATTTGGCATTTCCATGCTGAAGAACAGCACACCACGGCCCTGCTCAGAAACTTTGTCGATGATATCCAGCGCCAATTCAGTTTTACCCATCGACGGACGAGCAGCGATAAACACCAGGTCTGTTGGTTCAATACCGCCAGTCTTTGCATCAAGCTCTTCAATACCCGTCATGAGGCTTCTGGCTTCTTCGAGGCCGCGGTTGCGTGCATCTACCCGATCCACTACAGCAGGAAGAATGTCGTCGATATGAACTGGCTGAACGGTCTTTTCTTCGAGAGAAATTGCGGCAATGCTGTTCTGTGCAGCCCTGAATGCCGATAAAGCCGCATCACCATTGTGAGCACTCCGGAGATCAGCCAGCGCCCTTTCAATCACAGCTTCGGCATCACGAACAGCTGCATTACGCTCAAGCGTGGCAACGTATGACACAAGCGCCGACTTGGCCCATGCGATACGGCTCGAATCCATAATGATTGCGCTGTGCTTTGGCATGTTTTCGCAGAGCAGTACAGGGTCAATAACGCCAGCTCCACGCGCCTGACGGCAGATCCCAGTATATATTTCCCGATACTGCGGTACCGAGAAAGCGGTGGCCGGCACCCTGGAAAGAATATCCAGTACCTCAGGGTCGGCTCCACGCAGAAAAATTGCGCCGATCACCGCACCTTCCAGATCTTCATTTTTCCAGACAGGAGTCATGCTACAACTCCTGACGCGATGGCACGGAAACTTCCCCAGCCAAATGCCAGACGGTTGCGGCCACCATCTGTAACCCGGTCCACGATTCGCTCACCAATAGCCTCTTTCAGCTGGTCAAATGTGAGATTGCTGATCAGGATGGTTGGCAAAATGCTTTCGTACCGGGCATTGATAATTTCCTGCAGGATGGTCATTTCAGTCGGGCTGCCGAACTGAACACCAACTTCGTCGATAATCAGAAGATCCAGTGAAGCAAAGCGTTCAATGACGTCTTCCTCGGTCATTTCGGTATTGTGGCGCCATGTGCTTTTTACCGCTCGGGTGAGGCGCATGACATCGGTGATTTCCACATTCGCAAGGTGATCGCGGATGATACTCTTTACCATAGCCACTGCCAGGTGGTTTTTGCCGGTGCCGCAATTGCCGGTCATAACAAGCCCGGTACCGGCATTAAGTCGCTCAGGCCAGCTGCTGGCATAACGCTGACAAGCCGCGAGATTTTTGGCGGCATCCTGATTGATGGCCTGGTAGTTATCGAATTCACATGCTTCGAACCGTCGTGCAATCCCGGCATTGTCTATCAGGTCGGCTACTCGCAATGTACGCAGACTGGATTCAATGCCAGCGAGTTCCGCTTTCACACACTCCGGGCATTGGGAGTGCTTAACATTTTCAACGCCTCGATAGGCTTTTCCAGTGAGGGAAATACGCTGATAATCACCATGTTTTTCACAGGCGGCGGCGTGGACGTTCCCTGACTCCCAGCTTCCCCACTGCCACGGTTTTTTGTGTTCCACAGCAAACGCCAGCTCTTCACGAAGCCCTTCGCGCTTTGCCACCAGAGCTTCCCTTTCTTCGCGTTGTTTGATACTCAGCATTTTGATTTCTCCTGCTTACCAGTTGCAGTCTGATTGGCCATAGTCTTGTTCACTAAACCCCGAAACCGGCAGTCCACCAGGTCTACCGCTTACCGAACCAGATGGCGCCCGCCATGACTCTTCGAAATGCCGATCGGGACCAAAGAACGTCGCCGCCTGTTTCACGTACTGCGTTCCGGCGCTACCTGTAGCACGGACATAACCTGCATAACGGTTTACACCAGCCAGCATTGCCTCAGTGTTAACACCGTCTTTGATTCGAGCTTTCCAGGCTTTCCAGGCGGCAGCTTTAGAATTACCGCCAGCACGTTTAGGGTATGCCTGCCATGCCTGCTCGAACTCGTTGGAATAGTTCTCTTTGGAAGAGCGATTTTCAGAATGGACTTTCCCACATGCGCCAATATCTTGTGATTCTTGTTTTGAATTTACTTGTGGATCATGTTTTGAATTTACTTGTGGATCTGGGGTCAGATTCTGACGGGTGAAAACGCCATTTTTGTCAGAATCTGAAGGGTGAAAACCGTTTGAACATCCAGAATCTGACGGTTCAGATTTTGAAGGGTCAGAATCTGAAGGGTGAAAACCGTTAGTCCTGTGCTGCCGTTTCAGCGCTGCCACTTTGTCCTTCTCAATGCGTGCCAGAGCCTCGAGACGATCAGCATTCAAATAATAAAGATTGGATGTGTTGCGATTACCTTTACGGCGTGATTCACGACGCAGCCAACCGGCAGATTCCAGTTCTGCAATGGCGGTTCTGACCGTACTTTCACCCAAACCCAGCTGGCGGCAAATGGTCACAACGCTCGGATAGCAGACACCATCATCATTCGAGTAGTCAGCCAGACGAGCCATAATCACCAGCTTTGCACCCTTAATGTCATGCGCGGCGCACGCGTCCCAGACGTTACCGAGAATTTTGCTACTCATACAAACTCCTGAACTGGCGTGATTGTGTAGCCGCGAGCTGGCTCAAGACGAACTGCAAGCCCGGTATCGAGAGCACCAATTTTTCTCACTTTCAGGAAACCTGCTCGTTCAAGGGCCTTGATCTCCTTAAACATTGCCTGCTTTGAGCAGCAACAGAATTCGTACAGTACCTGATGATCGATTACTCGCTCCCCTTCTCCATCCATAGATCCGCCCATCAAAATGCGAAGCATGACCAACCGCTGAAGTGGGTTATCGAATGAATATTTACGTACGAAGTCAGAGTGATTCATGATTCCTCCTGCATGCCGTGACATGTCACACCTCAGAACCGCTCTTGAAAACCAACTGTTCTTTTGTAATAACTGGCTTATTCACGAATGACTTTGATGCGCTCTCGATCGCCAATGCCAGTCTGGGGGAAGCATTGCGATGACCATAAGCAATGAGATTCAGGTATCCCGGAGATGTGCCTGATTTTTTAGCAAGATCTGCCCACTGCTCTTTTGTTGAGCACTTACGCCAAGCAAGTAATTGGTTGTTCATTACGGTCTCCTGTTGCAATGAATCAACTTTAGCTTTTTGCTAAATTAAATGCAATAATCATTTAGCAGTTTGTGTATTTACCACATTGCTAAATAATGAGATTATTTTGACATGGACATAAAAAGCATACGCAAATCAAACCTTGAGCAGCTCATTGTTGAGTTCCTGAAGCGCGACAGACATACGACAAAAGCAGCTTTCGCAGAATTGTGCGGGATAAGCCCTGCCCAGTTGAGCCAGTTGCTTGGGGGCAATAGCCATCGAAACATAGGCGACAAAATGGCCAGAAAGATTGAACAGGCCTTGGATCGTCCGTTTGGGTGGCTGGATAGTCCACACAATGCTCCTGACAGTATTAAAAGCGAGTTGGAGTATGTCGGATCAGTCCGTCCGGGAGCTGTACCAGTTGTAGGGGAAGCGATTCTTGGGATTGACGGAATGATCGATATGCTAGAGATCCACGCTGGATGGCTACAAATATACAGCGCGGATAGGGATGCCTATGGGCTGAAAGTGAAGGGAGACAGCATGTGGCCACGCATACAGTCTGGAGAATATGTCGTCATAGAGCCAAACACCCAAGTTCATACAGGTGATGAGGTTTTTGTGCGAACAAAAGATGGGCATAACATGATAAAAATCATGAGCAAAACTCGCGATGGCGATTATCAATTCTCAAGTGTAAACAGTGATCACAGGCCCATCACCTTAAGTCCTGATAGCATCGAGAAAATGCATTTTGTTTCAGCTATTGTTAAGCATACGCGTTATGTTGACAATGATGAAATGCCCGCCCTGTAAACCCCATCTTTATCCCCCTCCAACCGACCTGATGGTCGGTTTTTTTATGCCCACCGAAGAATAATATTAAAATAATTATATTATTTATCAAATACATAAAAGAAAAAGTAAATAATTTAGCATTTATCATTTGCATGGCTTTTACCATTTTGCTAAATTCACTTCATCAGCAGACAACGGAGCCTATGAAATGAATGTAGAGCAAATGCTTTCCGAGAACGGAACTGTCCACAAAATTGCGATGGATATTGATCGTGTAATCAATGCGCTTGAGTACGCAGAATCAGATCCAGATGTTGCATATAAACCAGCGGCACTCATTAAAATTTGTATCAATCAGTTAAGGGATAATCTTTCTGTTCTAAACCATGAACTTGGTTATGATTGGCCGGAGAATAAATAAATGAAAACTCCATTAGACATGCTTCATGATATCGTCGCTCAGATTTCCGAAGGCAATACTCTTCTGGAAATGATTTATAAAAACACCGAAGAAATGAACGAGGAAACTGATTGCGGCTTAGCCTGCCTCATTCGCTCTTTCGATAAAACCCGTGAAACAGCTTACGCATACATCGAAGAGTTAGCAAATAATGCAAAGACAGTTACCCCCCCCATCGGGAATAGAGATGATATTGCCGATGATATTTTTTATGCCACAGTCAGCGCTGCAAAACTCAGGGAACTGGCTCACGTATATAACGAATCATATTTTTCAGGAAAAGACAGTGATGACGCTGATTGCCTAATGGCATCACTTATTTTCGATAATACCATTAAGGTACATGAATTACTGAAAAGCATCGAAATAAAATTAAATTAATTAATAGGTAGTTTAAATCACACCATCCCTGGTGGGGATACGTGCAACCAAATTTCAGAGGAGATTGAAATGAACCAATCTGAAATAGATAGTCTTCTTGAATCAAAAGTTTCGCGGCGTAGGCATTTAAAAAGCCTGGAGTATGGTGTTGGTCATTATGATGTAGAATTCCCCAGCACTATTATCATCGACGGAATAATGTGCCACCACAGCGCTCACCGTCGTTGGAGCGGCATGTTATCTCGCTGCTACAAACCGCACACAGAACAGTTAGAGCACAGTTACGCCGGATGTACTGTTGCCGAAGAGTGGCTGCGATTCTCAAACTTTCTGGCGTTCTGGAAAGAAAATTATCGCGATGGATATGTGCTAGATAAGGACCTGCTACACCCTGGTAACAAGATATATGGTCCTGAATACTGCGTATTTGTTCCCCCAGCACTTAACTTATTTACAGGTGATCGCGCCCGTTTACGAGGGAAATACCCACAGGGTGTTATCTGGCATAAACAGTCCGGTAAGTTTCGGGCACGAATCAACGTAAACGGAAAGATTTCACACCTTGGGCTTTTCAACACCACACAGGAAGCCCACTTAGCCTGGCACACAGCCAAGATGCAACAGGCTAAGGACTGGAAGCCCACATGTGATGAGATTCACCCACTACTACATGCAGGCCTGATGAAAAAAATAGCGGGAATGCAACAGCGATTTACTCAACCACGTTAACCAACTTTTAAATGGGTAAGTAAATGTTAATCGATAAAGCGGCATACAAAACAGCATGTCTTTTCTTTATGGTCTATGGCGACGAGTACCGCCATATATCTGACCTTTTCATGCGCAAAGCTTACGGGGTCTGAATATGCTCAGTAAAGACAGCTCTCTAGAAACCGCAAAAAACACAGCAGATAACCTGTATCAATTAATGGAATTAATTAACTCCAATATTATTGATATGGATATCGAGCAAATAATTTCTCTGTCTGGCCTCTGCCTTGACTTGTCGGCTCAGGTCTCAATGTGGATGGATTCGGAGTTTGAACGTCGTGAAAAACAACGTAATTGAAACCTACCGCCGCCGAATTTTAAAGGCAGCGTTATTACGCCACCAGCGTAAAACAGGCAGTAACTGCCTTGTTATTAAGCTCAATAAAGGCGGCATTAACACGGTCGAATTAACAGAGATTCTTCTCGATGGATTATTGAGAAAATTCGAAAGGCTTGCGATCAGTGAGTACGGGAATGTCGAAGGCGTAAAAGCTATCAAGGGAATTTACAGCAGCGCTGTTGATGTTAATGGCAGCGGTGAATTCCTTACGGATAGCGGGAAGGAGTTAATCGACGAGCTCATTTCTGAGCTGGTCGAGTTCGTCAAAAAACAAAAAGTGGAGGCTCCGAAAACGGAGGGTCATGAAATGTGGGGATCTGATGGCACTTACAGCGATACGAATTCCTGAATCAGATTATCTCAACGAGTGCTTTTATTACGAACAAAAAACTGGAGAGTTGTTTTGGAAACATCGTCCCTTAAAACACTTTTCATCATCAAGTATACAAAAACAATTAAATACAAGATTTGCAGGTAAACCTGCTGGCGCGTTTATTAAAACAAAAACAGGAGCATATCGTATCGTGCGGTTAGATGGTGTCATTTACTATGCCCATCGCCTGATATTTAAAATGGTTAATGGTGTTGAGCCCGAAGTAGTCGATCACATTGATGGGAACACCACTAATAACAGAATAGAAAACCTGCGTTCATGTACAAACCAAGACAATAGTAAGAATGCGCGCTTATCTAAAACCAACACATCCGGCCATACAGGGGTGAGCTGGTCACATCACAAGAAAAAATGGTGGGCAAATATTGTTATAAACGCGAAGCAAATATATCTGGGATCTTTCACGGATTTCAATAAAGCAGTCGAGGCAAGACGAAACGCAGAAATTAAATATGGATTTCATGATAACCACGGAAAAAACAGAACACGATTCACGGGAGAGACCGGAAATGAACGATAAACGCACCGTAAGCACAATTGATCTGGCATTACAGAAGCACGATACGCCAGTTGGCCCGCTGTTCGTGGCAGTACGCCACGGTCGTATCAAAAAATGCTTCACGCGAGATACGGCGATCCGCTATCTGGCTTTCTTCATGACCACCGGGGCTTTTGAGCGTTCAGGTTTTCCGCAGCGTCACCCGCGGGTGCGTATTGATCTCGATGACAGGGAAGTATGGCGAGACGGGGAAACAAAGGCTGAGTATCTGGCCGCCCACCAGCGTTGTGTTCGCCGTCTGCGTCGCATCCTGGCGCGCAAGCGAGAAATGGAGAAATGGTGTGAGAAATGGGACGCGATGCATGACCGATTCGTTAAAGAGGTTGATGCACTGCAGGCCATCAAGCCGAAAGGAGTTCAGTGATGGTTAATTCAGCCTTTACTCCGGAGCCGACATCAACAGGCATCCGTTTTGGTAACCGCGTCATTGGTTATTCCGTCGCGGTTCGCCAGCTCGACAATGGCAACTATGACAAACGAATTCCGGATGGATTAGATCTGCTGGCTTGCATCATGGAAGCGATTGAAAGCGGCTGGTTTACCCCGGGCATCGAGAGCGAAATCATCATTTGGCGCTGGATGCTTGTTGCCGTCTTCATTACCGAGGAGCAGGCAAAGAACGGCACAGTTGAGGTTGCCAACGATTCTGGAGGGTTTGACACCGCAGTTATCTACTCCGGACAGCACGGTTCAATCAGTGTTTATCCTGCGCCAGAGCGGTTCGCACTCTCAAGCCATGTGGAAGGGTTAGCTATTGAGAAATACGGTCAGGAACTCGGCCAGCAGATGGCGCTGCGCATGTACCGGGACATGTTAGATACGGACGCTGAGAACGGGCTTCGACTCTCAAAAATGGGGCGGGAAGGTTTTAATCTCCTGCATGACAGCTTCATTGAACAGATTCAGAAAGAAGGTATGCCTGACATGCCGGTTATGCACTGAGGAGGACGAAAATGAACACTGTAACGATCAACAACAAACAGCTGCCGGCAGTCGAGTATCGCGGTCAGCGCGTTGTGACGCTGGCGATGATTGATGAAGTCCACCAGCGACCTGATGGAACTGCTGGACGTAATTTCCGAGAAAACAAGTCTCGACTTATTGAAGGAGAGGACTACTTCGAATTAGGTTCCGACGAAATTCGTCGACACCTCCCTGACGGTACTTTCTCCAAATTTGCAGCATCAGGAATTGTACTGGTCGAATCCGGTTATCTGATGTTGGTGAAATCCTTTACCGACGATCTGGCCTGGCAGGTTCAGCGCGAACTGGTTAACAGCTATTTCCGCACTCGCGCACCGCTGACGGAAATCGAGATGATCGCTGCAATGGCCGCCGACGCCGTTCGCCAGCAGAAGCGCCTTAATCATGTTGAAGAGCAGATCGAAACGGTCACAGAAGCTGTGGAGAACATCAAACGCGGGACCATGCGCGCCGGATATGTCGGTTACCGCCAGGTGGTAGCCAAAAGCGGAATGAGTGACGCCAAGTGCCGGAATTTGGTCAATGCCTACCGCATCCCGACAGACACGCACGAATTTATGACTCCAGACGGGCTGTTGTCACGTAGGGCTATTGTCGAACTGGAGCCGTTTATGGCCGCATTTCGCCAGATGATGTCAGAAGCTGAACCGCGCGGCACCCGCTGGTATCACCCTAAAATGGGCCTGTTCCAGGCGATTGGGTGGGAGGGTTAAGAATGCACAAATTCTTCGTGGAGACAGACAACCTGAACACTATCAGCGATTGCCTGAAGCAGCTTGTTAACGCAGAAGAAGCACAGCTCAGTATTGAAGAGCAGCTGGCGAAATCGAACAGCAGCAGTGACTGGAGTACATGGCGCAAAAAGGCAGAGAACGCGCTGCGGCTGATCAAAGGGAAGCGTCGAATCATCACAGCCCGTCTGGCAGTCCTGCGTCATGAGGAAAAAGAACGCAACCTGGAGCTGCACCAGCAGCACAACGACTTCCTGGTTCAGGCTCTGCGCGAAATTGTAACGCCCTCCTCTTTTGCGCGTTGCGTGCGTCTGGCTAAAGAGAAAATGGAGGAGATCCATGCAAACCAGTGCTGAAATCGTTCTTCTGGTGCCGAATGACTGGGTTAGCGAAAAGGTTCTGATTGCGGTTACCGGGCTCAAGCCCGGAACCATCACCCGCGCCAGAAAAGAATCCTGGATGCTGGGCCGCGAGTACCTGCACATTTCACCAGATGGTAATCCCAAGCCTTCGAGCGAATGCATGTACAACAGGAAAGCCGTTGATCAGTGGATCGAGGCGCAGAAAAAAAATCAACCAGGTGCGAAGACAGCATGAAAAGCAGTACACTCGTCCACGCTCCTGGACGTCAGGAGGGATCAATGGCTAATGCATCATACCCGACAGGCGTCGAAAACCACGGCGGTTCACTCCGCATCTGGTTTCTTTATAAAGGTAAACGTGTCAGGGAAAACCTCGGTGTCCCTGACACTGCAAAAAATCGCAAGATAGCTGGTGAGCTGCGTTCTTCGGTTTGTTTTGCGATAAGGATGGGAAATTTTAACTATGCAGAAAAATTCCCAAACTCACCGAACCTTGCCCGGTTCGGTCAGGATAGAAAGGAAATTACTGTGCTGGAGCTTACCGAAAGATGGTCAGAGCTGAAGAGAATGGAGATCAGCTCTAACACCATGAGTAGGTACGAATCCATCATAAAAAACATGCTTCCGCGCATCGGCGAAAATAAAATGGTTTCTGCGGTTACCACTGAAGATTTGCTGTATGTCAGGAAGGAGTTGCTGACGGGCTTCCATGTAATGAAGAAGGATCACCGGACACAGGTAAAAGGCCGGAAGTCTTCCACGGTGAATAATTACATGATGCTGATGGCCGAGATCTTCCAGTTTGGAGCTGATAACGGCTACGCAAAGGAAAACCCGTTTAGCGGAATTAACCGTCTCAGGAAGGCAAAAGACGAACCAGATCCACTCACTACAGACGAGTTCATCAGGTTCATTCAGGCATGCGGCCACCAGCAGATGCGAAATCTCTGGACCGTCGCCGTTTATACCGGAATGAGGCATGGGGAATTATGTGGTCTTGCATGGGAAGACATCGATCTCACTGCGGGAACTATTACGGTTAAGCGTAACCTTACCCAAACGTATGAGTTCACCATGCCAAAAACCGAGGCAGGCACTGACAGGGTGATTTATCTCATACAACCAGCTATTGATGCCCTCAGGAATCAGGCCCAACTGACGCGCCTTGGCCGGCAGCATGAGGTTGAAGTGAATTTGCGTGAATATGGCCAGTCAGTCATACATCCATGCACTTTCGTTTTCAGCCCTCAATGCGTCAAGCGTGGGTCACGAAGAGGATATCATTATGCGGTTAATTCGATTAATAAAATTTGGGGCCCGATAATCAAGCGCGCCGGTATACGGTACCGCAACGCGTATCAGTCACGGCATACCTATGCGTGCTGGTCATTGTCAGCCGGGGCGAACCCAAATTTTATAGCAACTCAGATGGGGCATACCGATGCACAGATGGTTTACAAGGTGTATGGAAAGTGGATGTCAGAGAAGAGCGGCGAACAGGTTACTCTACTCAACAAGGCGCTTTCACACATTGCCCCATCGCTGCCCCAAAGCATGATAGCAGCGCAGTAGAAAACCTTAAATTCAAGTGGTTAGCAGCCCTGTTGCTACATTTGTATAATATGAACTCATAGTTTTTAAAATCGATAAAGATCGTCCAGGAGCGCTTTAAACATGGGAT